CTTGCCGTCGGCCGTGGCCTGGGCGTCGGCCGCGTCGCTGATGGCCTGGCCGATGCGCGCATCAGCCGCCAGCACCCAGGCGCCGCCGGTCCAGCGGTACTGTTTGCCGCCGTCGTCGGTGTCAAACCACAAGTCGCCCTCGCTCGCGCTGCCCGGGGGCGTGGCCTGCCAGAAGCTGTCGATCTTGCCGTCTGCCGTGGCTTGGGCTGCCGCGGCCGCGTTCAGCGCATCGGTGATACCACCGTCGCGCACGCTGGCCCAGGCGCTGCCGTTCCAGCGGTACATGGCGTTGCCACCGTCGCTGTCAATCCAAAGGTCGCCCACGGCCTCGGCTGTCGGCGCGCTGGTCTGCACGTAGGTGCGCACCTTGCCGTCGGCCGTGGCCTGGGCGTCGGCCGCGTCGCTGATGGCCTGGCCGATGCGCGCATCAGCCGCCAGCACCCAGGCGCCACCGGTCCAGCGGTACTGTTTGCCGCCGTCGTCGGTGTCAAACCACAGGTCGCCCTCGCTGGCGCTGCCCGGGGGCGTGGCCTGCCAGAAGGTGTCGATCTTGCCGTCTGCCGTGGCCTGGGCCGCCGCCGCAGCACTCAGCGCATCGGCGATGCCCGCGTCGCGCACGCTGACCCAGGCACCGGCCTCGCGCACATAGTGCTTATTGCCGTCGTCGGTGTCGTACCACTCATCGCCGGTGATGAGCCCGGTGGTGGGCGCCGCCGCTTGGCGGTAGATGCGCGGCACACGCACGCCGGCCAGCTGGTGCAGCACGGGCGCCGTCCAGGGCCCGCGAACCAACGGCAGCGGCTGCACGGCCCGCACGCGGAACAGGTAGAACCGCCCGGCCAGCAGGCCCGGGATGATGGCGCGCGTGGACGTTCCGGCTTCCAGCCAGCTGGGCCAATCGGCACCATCAGCAGGCATGGTGCCCACCTCCACATACTGCACCTCGATCTGGCCGCCCTGGCGGATGCTCGCGCCCACAGCGGGGCTCCAGGTCAGGGTGGTGCGCGTCAGCACGCTGCCGTCCAGCGTCGGCGTGGTGCCGCTGGTCACGGCCAGGCCGGTCAGCGTTTCCACGTCCCAGGGGCGGCGCAGGGTGCTGTCGGGCGCGGGGTCGCGGCCGGTCAGTTCGGCCAACGGGTCAAAAATCGCTTCGGTGATTTCCTGCAACTGCAGCGCCACGGCGCTTTCTGCGCTCCAGCGCCAGCCGGTCACTTCGAAGGTTTTGGCGGTGATGCCGTGGCGCGGCAGCGTCAACTGCACGACGTCGCCCAGCTCCAGCTTCCAAGCCTGCAGCCCGCACAGCATTTCCAGGCGCAGGCCGGCCTGGGCCTCGCGGATGACGATGCGCGCCAGGTTCTGCGCGTGCGCGATGTGGTTGGCGCCCGCAAAGTCGATTTCCTGTTGGCGCTCGCCCTTGGCGGCAATCAGGGCACTGTCTTGCACCGCGGGGTACGGCAGCACCTGGTAACGCTGGTCGGGGTCCACGCAGCTGCCAGTCACGCGGTTGATGCGCTGCGCTCGGGTGTAGCTCTGTGCAGCACTGATGACGGGCTCGTCGGCACCCTCACCCACCGGCTGCGCAATCCAGTCTTGCGTGATGTGCGCCACCGGCGTCGGCATGTGGCCCGCGCGCATGCGAATCTGGCCCCCGCTCCAGCCGATGCGGCCGGCCATGGTGTCCAGCACGTCCTGCATGTTCTGGCGCGGGTCAGCCTCGGTGCTGAGCACCACGCCGCAGCGGTAGCGCGGCAAGGCCACGCCACTGAGCACGCCGTTCTTGCGCAGCTGGAAGGTCACGCTGGCGTCGCACACGTTGGCGGCGGCAATGACATCGGCCGTGCGCACTTCGCTGCTCGGCACGTTCCAGCCATGCTGCCAGGTGGCGTACCAGTAGGCCTGCAGGGCGGGGTTTTCGGTCCAGCGGGTCACGCCGTCGCGCGGGTCCAGCACGCGCGCACCACGCACCACGGCGGTGACGGTCGGCCGGCCCTGGGGGAACACATCGGGGTCGTACAGCACGTCCACCACCGCCAGGGCGATGCCGCGGAAGTGGTCGGTGCTGGTCAACTCGCCCGGGTATTCGGCCGCCAAGTCGCCACCCACGCTTTGCGTGGACGTGCCCAGGTAGGGGCGAATGCGCACGAAGCTCTGCGGCACGTCGGTGGTGTAGTTGACGATGGCCGTGGCCCCGGGCTGGCCGCCGCTGACCGTGACAACAGAACCCGACACGCTGATCGTCAGCGGGCCTGAAACGATGTTTTCGCCGGTGCCGGCGGACCACACGGCTTTCACAGAACCGGGCACCGGCACCGACGTCAGGGTCAGCGTGGCCGCGCCGGCACCGTCCAGCGTGGCCTGCTGCTCCTTGCTGCTGTCGGCCGTGATCCGCTTCCACGGCTCCATCTGCACCCAGCCGCCGGCGTCCAGCGTCACCAGGGTGTCGTCCAGATACCAAGCCTCGAAGGCGTCGATCTGGTGGCCGGCGAAGCTGACAATCATGGTCAGCTTTTCCTGGTTGTCACCGCTGGTCCAGCGGCGGCGCACACCCTCCACCACGCGGGCCCGGCCCAGCACCGCCGTGCGCGCCTGGCGGGGCTGCACGTCGGTCATTTCCAGCCGGTCTTTCAGGCTGGCGTTGTAGGCCTCGATGCCGCGGCGGCGGGCCTTGTCGCCCTGCACGCGCGCGCGCTCGCTGATGACCTGGGCCGCAAAGACCCGCCAGTCGCCGAAGTAGTAGGAATAGATGGCCGCGGCCACCAGCCGCACGGTGCGCCCAAAACCGCCGCTCATGTGGGCACCTTGAAGTAGCTGGCGCTGGGCCACACCACGGGCGCGGCGTCCGTGGCGGGGTCAAAGTCCAGCGACGTGTCGCCGGGGAACAGGCGCTGCTGTTCGTCGTTGGTGTAGCGGCTGGGCTTGGGCCGCGCGGCCAGTTCTTGGCGGTGTTCGGCGGTGAAGTTCACCACGGCCTGCTGGGCCTCTTGCCAGCCGGGCACATCCAGCGCACCAGACCACGCCAGCACCGCGTCGCCCACGGCGCCGGTGGCGGGGTCCACCATGGCCACGTACAGCCGACAGGTGGCGCCTTCCACATCTTCGGCCAGCGCCAGGGCCAACTGGGCGCTGCTGACGCCCGGGAAACTGAACTGCAGGCCGTTGCGCTGCGTGGCACTGTCGTCCACCTCACCCAGGCTGATGTCCAGCGGCTCCCAGGTGTAGCCGCCCCACACCAAAGGCAGACCGCACAGGGCAAACCGTTGGGTGACGTCGAAGCCGATTTCCAGCAGCGGCACAAACGGGATGGCCTCGCCAGCGATGGCGCGGTCCAGCAGCGCCTGGCCGGCGGTGTTGAACGCCCTCACGCGAACACCTCACGCAGCGGCAGCGCCACCCCATCGGCCACGGCGCCGGGGTTGAAATTCAGCGGCAGGCTATCGGCGTCAAGCTCCCACAGGCCGGTGGGGTTGGCCCAGGTGACGGCGGCGCCTGCGGTGATGGGGCGCTGCAGGGGCGCCACCAGCGGGACCGCGCCAGCGCCGGCATCGCTCAGCGTGGCGCCGGGGTAATCCACTTGCACCAGGTTGCCGCCGATGCTGAGCCAGTCGCCAGCGGCCAAGGTCTTCGCAAGATACGCTGACCCAGAGCCACCGGCTTGCAGCTGCACGTTGTCCACATGCAGCTTCGTTGATGCCGAAACTGTTTGCGTGGCAAAGCAGAAAACCGTTGCCGAGACAGCGCCAGCGGGCGCCACTGCCGTCACCGAGCGCCGCGCTCGCTGGTCGTCAAAGGTTGCTGTGGCCGCGTCTATATACGTGCCGCCCACACCAAGCCACCCAAGCCGAATACTGCAGGTTGCAACTGCCGCACTTTCCCTTGCGTCCATATCAGCTGAAGCCGTGTAGGCAGTACCGGGCTCAACCGCTACAGCCGGACTCACAAATCCCATATAGCCGACAAAGGCGCTAACAGACGCGACTTGGAACCGAGCGCCGTATGAACCATCAATCAACGGCCCATCGTAGGTGAACAGCGTAATTGCTCCGTATGCCCCATCGATAAACCAGTCCCACCCATCCGCCACACCATCACCATTGGCGTCAGATTCAAAACTTCCCTGCAAAATCAAGTTATCAAGCGCGCGCGCACCTTGCAGCGAAACACTGCGCGCACCCGCCGCCACGCTGGTCGCCACCGTCGGGCTACCCCGCAGCGTCCCCCGCGGGTACGGCTGATGCGGCACCCCCATGCGCAGCCAGTCGCCCCGGCTCATCAGCCCATGCAGGAAAGCCTGGCGCGCCGGGCCATCGGCACCGCGGCACGGCGGCAGCGTCAACGTGGCCAGCCGGCGGTCGGCAAGGTGGCTGACGGTCTGGCGGTTGCCGGTGTAGTAGCCGGCGAAGCCGCTGCGCGAGGTGGACAAGTCCAGCTGCAGGCTGGCGCCCTGGAACGGGCGCGTGGTGGGCCAGTCGATGATGGCCATGGTCAAGCCCCCTGGCGCATCAGCCGCGCCTCGAATTGCGCCTGGGCGTTGCGGATGAGGCGCAGCGTGTTCGGGCTGGCGTCGCCCTGAACAATGGTTTGAAAGGTGGCACCAGCAGCCCCGCCGCGCGACTCTTGGGACCGCACTTCGGCCGCCGACTGCACGCGCTCGCCGCGGTGCAGCGTGGCGCGGTAGCCGTCATAGGGCACAAAGCGCATGCCGGCGGCGTGGGCGCCGTCTGACTGACCCAGGCCCTGCAGCCACTTGAACAGGTCGCCAGCGGCGCCGCCCACCTGGCCGGTTTTGGAGAAGTTGTCCCCCAGCAGCGCCTGGCCGATCTGCGCGGCGATGGCCTGCGCGGCCATGCGCTTGAGCATGTTGCCCCACAGCTTTTCGATGCTGTCGAAGTCGCCTTCCAGCGTGGCCAGCACGGTGTCGCCCAGGGCGTCCTGGATGTTGCGGCCGGCCTGCTGGGCGAACTCGCTGATCTGCGCCAGAGGTTCTTCTGCGGCCTTGGGCAACTTGCCGGTGGCGTTGCGCACGGCGGCGGCCCAGGTGTCGGCGTCGATCTTGCCGTCTGCAAATGCCGCGTTCAGCAGTTGCACGTCGGTCAGCACATCGGCCAGCACACCCTGGGGCGTCTGCGCCAGGATGGCATCCAGCCGCTTTTTGGCCTCGGTCGCGTCACGCACCGCCGGGTCCAGCTTGTCCAGTTCTTCGCGCACCTTGGCGATGGCCGCCACCACGGCAGGGTCGCCGCGCGTTTCGCGCTGCAGCTCGTACAAGCCGGCCAGGGCGTTGTTCAGGTCCGTGATGCGTGCCGTGTCGGTGCTCTCCAGGGCCTTGATGGCCTGCACCGTGGTCTGGTCGAAGGAGTTCGACACAAACGGCTTCGGCGCCGCCGTTTCTTTGGCCGCAGCGCCAGGCACGTCACCCACGCTGGGCAGGTTGAACCTGCCGCCGCCTTCGTTGGCCGGCCGGCGCTTGCCGCCGCCGTACAGGATGGCGTCGATCTTGGCCTGGTACTCGTCGGCAGCCTTTTGCAGCGCGGCGTAGTCGGCCAGCGTGGCCTTGGCCCCGATGCTGTCGGGCTGGCCCTTCAGCACACTGGCGGCGCGGTTCGCTGCGGGCGCCATGGCTTCCATTTCCTCGCGCGTGGCCTGCAGCCGCGCGCGGAAGTAGTCCACCTTCACGGTGTCAAAGTACGTGCCCACCACGCCCTTGTCGCTGTTCAGCGCCGCGAAGTAGGCATTGAGCGACGAAACCAGCGGCCCGGAAATCTCGCGCGCCGCGTCGGTGGCGTTCTTGCCCAGGGCCGCCAGTTGCTTGTTGAACTTCTCAGCCTCAGCCGCCTGTTTGGCGATGTTCTCGGCCGCCCTGCCGCCGCCATCGGCCAGGTCTTTCAGCAGCGGCGCCACCTCTTTGACGCTCTTGCCGAACAGGTCTTGCACCAGCCGGGCCTTGTTGCCGTCGTCGGCGTAGCCAGCCAGGGCCACGGCCACCCGGCGCAGCGCCTCGGCAGGGTCCAGTTGGCGCAGCGCTTCGGACTCCAGGCCAATGGCCTTCAGTGCGCTGGCCTGGGCGCTGCCGGGCTTGGCGTCGGCCAGCACGCTGTTCAGCTTCACCAGCGCGGTGCCCACCGTGTCCATGGTGGTGCCGGTGCGGGCCGCGATGTCTTCCAGCGCGCTGATGTTCTCGATGCTGGCGCCGGTGGCGTCGCTCAGGTCGTTCAGCGCGTCCAGGCCGTCGATGGTTTGTTTGACGAACGCACCCAGCGAGAAACCCGCAAAGGCCCCCGCCAGCGTGCTGCCAAGGCCGGCGGCCACCCGGCCCGCTGCCGCAAACCGCCCGCTGATGTCGTCGGCCGTCTTGGCTGCGATGCGGCCGGCCTTGTCCATGCCGGCCTGCAGTTCGGCCAGCTTGGCCACCAGGTCAATGCTGAGAGTAGCCAGCGCCATCAGGCGGCTCCTTTTCCAGCCGTTTCGGGTTTGTGCAGACGGATGACGGCCAGCCGCATCAGCAGCCCTTCGACATCACGCACACCCAGCCAGCCCACCAACAGCGGCAGGCCGCTCCAGTCGAAACCGCCGCTGCCATTGGCCAGCAGAGATGCCACGCGGTTGGCCATCAGGTCTTCGTCACTGGCTTGGGGTGGTTCTTCGCCCTCGTACTCGACGCCGCCCACGGCCGCGTCGATGAGGGCCGTCAGTTTTTTGTGGCCGCGCCCCGGCTTTCCAGGTAGGCCGTCACCGCGGCGGCGATGGCGCTGGCCACCGGCCCGATGTAGTGCGCGCGGTCTTTCACCACGGCGGCCCACAGGTCGGGGTGGAAGGGCAGCGGGTCGCTGCTGCCGACGGCCGCGCCCAGCAGGTCGGCCTCGGTGAAGCCTTCCCAGCCACAGGCGCAGTCGATGACGTGTTGCAGCCGCACCCCGGCCGCCAAGGCGGGCAGGTCCACCTCTTGCGGCCGGCGGAACTTCAGGCGCTTGCCACCGGGCAAAGACGCCCAGCCTTCGCGCTGTTCGGCCAGCTTGGCCAGCAGTTGCTGCACGTCCATGGCTTCAGGCCGCCAGCTTCAGCACGAAGCCCTTAACCGCCATGTCCAGCGTGCCGGTGCCCAGCTGGCCCTGCTGCACGTTTTCACCCGGCAGGCTGGGTTCAGCGCGGAACACACGCACGGCGCCCGTGGGCAGCGTGATGCGCACCACCACAGCGCCCTGGGTCTGCACGGCGCTTTCCAGCAGTTGCATGGCTGCGCTGGGCGTGTCCTGGGCCAGCACGGTCAGCGTGACGTTGGACACCGGCAGCAGGCCTTGTTCTTCCTGCTTCGTGATGTCCAGAAGGCGCGTGGCGTCCAGCTTGTCGGCCGCGCCGCCGCCGATGTCGTAGCTGGTGGCTTCCGACATGGTGGCCCAGGTGGCCACCGGGGTGAACGTGCCAGCGGTGAACGCGCTGTAGTTCGTGGTGTTCAGGCCCTGCAGGTCGAAGTTGTTGGTGGCGGTGTTCTTCACGCGCGTGGCCTGGCCTTCGAGCTGGGCCATGCCCGACACGCCCGACCAGTAGCCCACGGTGTCGTTGGCCATGCCGTGCGCGGTGCTGGTGGCCACGCCGGTGGCGGCTTGGGTAACGGCGGTCACCACCTTGGCGGTGCCGTAAGTGGCGGCGATCTCCACGCGGACGCCGCGGCCTTTGACGTTTGCCATTGCTGGCTCCTTTCAGACGAAAAAAAGCCCGCTGGGCGGGCCATGCGGGCGGTGGTGAGGTTGCGGAACTTGCTGCTGCGGCTGGGGCGCTAAGCCCACCACTCCACGGTGAGCAGCACACCGTCCAGGCCCGTTTCGGGGTCGAAGGTGGTGGCGCGGTCGGTCACGCAGGCGCCGGCCGCTTGGGCCACCGGCTGCAGCGCCACCGCTTGGGTCACTTCGTTGGCCACCTGGCCGGCGAGCGCGCCGGTTTCGGCCCAGCACTGCACGGCCAGCGTGCACTGGTCGGCCAGCAGTTCGTTGCCCAGGCCCAGCGTGTAGTCGTGCCTGGCGCTGTAGACCACCAGGGCACCCGCGCTGCCCTCGGGCACGGCGTCTTGCGCGATGCGGGCGCCCACCAGGGCCACCAGCGGCGCGTGCGCGGCCAGGGCGGCGCGGAAGTCGGTTTCGATGCTCATGGCTTGGCCTCGGGCGGCAGGGGCTCCAGCCGCAGGCTGTATTCGCGCAGCACGGGCTCCAGGCTGCCGCGGCCATTGCCCACCAGGTATTCGGCTTTCACGCGCGCCTTCACCGGCGACACATGCACCCAGAACTGCACCAAGCCTTCGGTGTTCAGGCCCAGGCTGCGGGCCATGGACAGGCGGGCTTCTTTTTGCTGGTCGGACATCACGGCGCGGGAGCCTTCGGTTTGTTCAGTTTCTGGATCTGCGGGCCAATGGCACGCTTGAACGCCTCCAGCGCTTCCGGCAGCTTTTCAGCGCCGCGCTGCAGGAACTGGAAAGCCCGCGTGCCGCTGGCGGTGCCGAACTCGATAAAGCGCCAGTAAAACGGGTCGCTGGGGCTCTTGGCGCCACGCACGCCACGCTTGGCGGGCCGCACGTTGACGAACACGCCCACATCACCCTGGCGGCGCGCCACCTTGCTGGTGCGCACGCTGATGGCCTTGCGCACCAAGCCCGGCGTGCGGTAGCCCTTGCGCACGGCCAGGCTGGACGCGCTCAACACGGGCGCGTTCTGGCGGGCGCTGCGCTGCACCAGCCGCGCACCGGCGGCCAGGGCATTGCGCAGCGCGCGCACGCGCAGCTTGGGCACGATGCCCGCCAGCTCTCGCTTCAGGTCGGGGATGCCCTGCACCTTGGCGTCGATCATCGGCCGTCCCGGATGCCGGCGCTGCACATCAGCTCCAGCGTTTCGCGCTTGCCATTGGCGTCGATGGGCTCAGCCACCAGGGCGTGCGCCACGCCGCGCCAAACCACGCGCATGGCGCCGGTCAAACCCGCCCGGTAGCGGATGAAGAAGCGCACGGCCGCTTCGCTCTGCACCTGGCCCGCGGTAAAAAACTCGCGCCCGCGCAGCGGCTGGGCCTTGGCCCACACCGTGGCCACAGGCGCCCAGGTTTCTGTGCGCTGGCCCAGGCCGTCCACGCTGCTGCTGGGCTCCTGCAGCGTGACGCGCTGGTCGAAATCGCCCGCGTTCACAGGTACACCCGCTCGCTGTCCAGCAGCGCGTCAGTGAAGCGGCCCGGCAGCTCAATGGCCGCGCCGCTGCCGGCAAAGGCCTCGCGGTTTCGGTACAGCGCGCCCACCTGCAGCTTCAGCCATGCCACCACGTTGGCGGGCACGCTGGCGGCTTCGGCGCCATAGCCGGCAGTGAAGCGCACGCGCACAGCGCCTGGCACAGCCCGAGTGCCAGGCCATTGCGCACCGAGGGCGCAAAACAGCCAGCCCGGGCCGCTGTCGGCGTCCAGTGCGTACAGCTCGGGCGCCAAAGTTTGTTGCACCCCATCTTCGTCCACGTACTTCACCGAAACAATCTGCTGCACACGCGGCTTGCCCAGCAGAATTTCGGCCGCAGGAAAGGCAGGCAGCACACGTTCCCAGACTTGCTCGAGGAGCGCCCGGCCCAGCGCGTGCTCGCACGCCAGTCGCGCGGCCACGATCATTTGGCCGATGAGCGCGTCTTCTTCGGTGCCGTCCACCTTCAAGTGCACCTTGGCATCGGCCAGGCTCAGGGGCTCCAAAGAAGGAGGGGCGATGAGGTTCAGCATGGGCGGTCTTACCGGCAGGGGATGGGATTCAGGCGGCCACGCGGACCCAGGCCGTAGCCCCGCGCACATAGCCGCCGATGCCGGCGCCGAATGCGGCGTTCGAGTTGTAGAACTTGGCGCCTGCCCGATGGTTGGTGGCCGTGGCATCCAAAAGAGCGCCGTCCGTCACCAAGTCCCAATCGCCATCGAGGCGCCACGATGGCGTGCCCGCATCGGTCACGATGGCCGCGCCGCCGCCTGGCTCGTTGCCGTAGCCGCTGATGCGCCAGGTGTGGCCGCCTTGCAGGTTGCGCAACATGCGGTTGCCGGCGCGGCAGTTGACGACGCGCACACGCATGTCGCGCCCCGTCGGGTCGTTGACTGAAAACAGCGCGTTGGCGACCTTGTTGTGCCACACCGTGCTGAGGTCCACCTGCGCCGGGGCGCCGCCGTCATAGAAGGCCACATGGTCTGCGTTGGCGTTGATGTTGCGCAGCCGCAGGACCTGGCCCGCTGCCGCAGTCGTCGTGTGGCGATACAGCGCATCGCCATCCAGCATGCGGATGTCTGACAGCAGCGCCTCGCCGATCGTGCCGTTGTTGAGCACGCCGCAAATCTTGGTGCCGGTGCTGGAACTGTCGTCCAGTTCGAGACCCTGCACATCCAAGCGCGTGATGACGGAGGT